GCGTATGCTTGGGAGCCTCAACCATTCCCCTTCTCCGCTGAAAGGAGGGTGGAGGAATAGGCGCGGATGATCTGTTCGCACGTGTCTTCGTCGCCTGAGTGCATCCAAAGCAGGGCTGCGATGGCCAGAGGGTCTTTACCTGCCAGCGTCCAGTAATCTCGCTCGTTCATTGAGTGCTGCTTGCGGTGCTGGTCGGGGTGGAGCGGAACCGTCCACATGTCGTGCGGCTTCTCGCCGGCTCCGGTCTCGTATTTACCGCGACGGAAATCGCCGTAGCGGATGTGCGCGGCCTCGACAGGGCGAAGGCCTGTGACAACGCAGGGCAGGGTGCGGATGAATTTGAGGTGTTCGTCCTCCTTGCGGCGCTGCTTCTTGCTCACCTTGGGCGCGGTCTGCGGAAAGGCGGTATCTTCACGAAGGATACGGAAGCCGGCCATCAGAGCCTCCCTGCGCAGTAAGCGCGCCAGACGTTAATGGCGAAGGTCTTGAAAGCCGCCGCAACCTGACGATCAACGCGGCGCTCGATGTCGATCCGCAACTCCGCGTTCTTCCTGTCCCTCTGGATCAGGTAGGCGAGGGTTTTTCCGCGAGCGTTCGGGTATTTGGCGAGGTGTTCGGATGCAGTGGTCATGCCGCCACCTTGCCCATCGCGCGGAAGTTGCTCTGGCAGGTGCGCCAGGCCTCAATGATGGCCTCGCACTTGCTGCGCTGGTTGCGGTATTCTTCGTCAGCCTCAACGGCGGCATAGAAACGCTCGGAGGCCTGCACGTAGTCTTCAGACAGGAGCGCGTTCGCCTCCCGCTCTGCTACGCTGCCAGAGGCCCGAAGGAAGGCGCGGGCTTTCGCGGCCTTGCGCTCATCCTCCCTGCGCTCGCGCATTGCCTTAGCGGCAGCGGCCGGCTGAGCATGGCTTTCCAGCGCATCGAATGCGGCGTGGACCGTTTCATCTCGAATGACAAAGCGCATTGGCGTCACCCCGCCATCGGCAGTTGCGCGGCTTCCGGCAGCGCGACGGACTCGGGTTCGTACTTGGAACGGAGCCGGGAGACGGTGTCCCGAAGCTCGGTGAGGAACGCCACCACATCCTTTTCGATGGATGCGATTGCCGTGTCGTCTCGCATCACGCGTTCAATGAACAAGCTCATGCTTTCCGGCATGCGGGGATCGAACGACACGAAGTCGCACCACTGCCTGCCGGTGCAAGCCATCTGCCACTGGACTTGCAGGAAATACTTCTCCGGCATTGCTGCCCCGAGAAGGGTTTCAAGATGGGTGGCTGTGTTCGGGCACTTGATCTCGACAAGGCCGTCATCGCCGACCAGTCCGTCCGGGCTCGCGCCGGTCTCTCCGATGGAGGGATGCGCGGCGAACCCCATTTCGTAGACCGTGACGTTGCGCTGGAGTTCGTAGGCAAGCCGCGCCTGCGGCTCCATGTCCGTGCCCCACTGCATCGCCGCGTTCGTGAAGCCCTCGGAGCGCTCTCCGGTCAGGCGTTCGGCCACCAGTTCGGCCATGTAGTTCTTGCGGCTAGCACCCCAGCCGGTCTTGGTCCGGGCGCAGACATCGGCAAAGCGGGAAGCCGTCACTTTGCCAAGGCGAATTTTAATCCAAGCCTCGGACCGCTGCTCAATATCGGCTGGTGACATGACAGTCCTCCCGCGCTTGACTGAAGGTGTTGCGGCGTCGGTCGAATTGCCCGTTCACCCATCGCCAAATGGTATGTTCACTAACCTTGAAGAACTCAGCAGCAGCGGTGTGACTCTCAAACACTTGGCCCTTGATGTGCCATCGATATGCGCCACGCCGGTTGCGTTGCTGCTGAGTGGGCGTTGCCCATCGGACGTTGCCCGGTTCGTATCCTCTCCGGTTGTCAATCCGGTCTAAGGACGTGCCTTTCGGGCGCGGTCCAACGTGATCGTAGAATGCCTCGAAGGACTCGATCCAGTCTTGGAAGACGGTGACGCCTCTGCCTCCCCACCTAGGGAAATCTTTATTATTTGGATCGAGACACCTGCCCTTCATTGACTGCCACGAAGAGTATTCCGGGGTGCCGCGCATTCCGTGAGTTCGCGACTGCCAAGATGAAATTTCACGGACCAAGCAGCCACAAGATTTCGTGTATCCGTTCCGAACGCGAGACTGGGCCACGCGGACCTCTGCACCGCAGGTACAGCGGTAGAGCCCAACGATGTGCTTGTCCGCAGTGCGGCCAACTCGCGGCTGGACCAGTGTTAGGCGCTGTTCCATCACTTCGCCCCCTTCTTTTTTTCGAGGAAGGTCAGGGCGCGCGGCAGTTGACCCACAGTGAGTTCGGGAACTGAGCTGACGTTGAAATACAGGCAGAACTTCGCGATGTCCGTTTCCGTCGCCTCGATCAGCGCCAGAACCTTCGACACCTGTTCCTTGTTGATGGTCTCGGACTGCTGGTCGTCGGATTTCCTGCCATCGTCATCTTCGGAGGCGGCGAGCCCGAGGGCCGCCTTCAACGTCATGCGCTGGAGGTAGGTCAGCGTCGAACCGACTTGCTGGATAGCGTTCTTGTTGCCGCTATCGTCGCGCGGGCCAGAGAGCGTCGTTTCCTCGAAGTATCCCATGCGGTGCGTGATGACGCACGTCACGGTAATCGGCTCGTTCGGAGCATTGGTCGTCTTGAAACGATAGGACAGACCATGCTTGCCGAGGATCGGGTTGACGGTGGCAGCGATCTCGGCAAGGTCTTCATGCCGATAGTGAGTGCGGCCCTTGCTGGACGTGAAGTCAACCGTCCGATTCTTGCGGATTGTAGGGATTTCAGCCTTGGCCGCTGCCATGGCTTCATCGAAAGCCTTCCGGCCCTGATTGGCTTCCCACCTTTCTTGCAGCGCCAGAAGCTTCTCCAGCGTGGACGGATCAGCATTCGTCGCAAGCGCACGGTCGATCATGTCCATAGGCGTGACAGCAGCGGCCACAACCTGCCGGCGAGGCTCAACCGGCTCGCGCTCGATGAGCGCCTGTGACGCTGGCATATTCATGCTGCCTGTTCCTTTTTCTCGTGCATGTCGTTGAACCGACGCCGTGCGATCTCCGCGAATGACCGGTCATCATCGAACTGGATGATTTCGACCAAGGCGTTCAGAACCCGGTCGCGCGGGGTGCGCGGCGTATCTTCTCTATGCAGGGTCATGGGCTCTACTCGCCGTAGCCGGAGCCGTAGCCGGAGCCGTAGCCGTCGCCGGAGCCGTAGCCGTCGCCGGAGCCGTCGCCGTAGCCGGAGCCGTCGCCGTAGCCGGAGCCGTAGCCGTCGCCGTAGCCGTCGCCGGAGCCGTAGCCGTCGCCGGAGCCGTAGCCGTAGCCGGAGCCGTCGCCGTCGCCGGAGCCGTAGCCGTAGCCGTAGCCGTCGCCGGAGCCGTTTAGCCTAGCGGCATCTTCGGCATACCTCCGCTCTGAGGGCTTCAGAAGCTTTAGAAGCTTGCTGACCGGCATGGCCGTCGGGATGCGGCCGTGCAGCCGGCCAAGGACATCGGAGACGCCAGAACTGCATGCCCCGGCACGGACGATGTCATCGGCCGTGATGATAGGGTCCTCAGCGAACATCAAATCTTCTCCCAGGCTTCCCATGCTTTCGGGCTGATGTCGAAGACAGCAGTGATGCTGTGCAGCATCGGAATGTCGGCCGGGGCGCTGATCTTGGAGTTCGCTGTGGGGCCAGTCTGGCAAAGCTGCATCAGGCCCTTGGTGGTGCCCCAATAGATTGCCATCTTGGCGCCCTTGAGAGGCATGGAACGCGCGCTCAAATCCTGATCGTCAGGGATCAGGCCGGCAAAAACACCGCGAAATTCGGTCGTGATCAGAACAGGCTTCATTGAATTCTCCATTTGTTGATGGGTTGGTTCGCTCACAGAAACCCCCATTGAGCGAAGGTGAAGAAAAGGGTGATGGCGATGAGGAGCGGGAAATCGAAGCGGGTTTCCACTATCGATCCTCCCATTCCGACCAGAAGAACTCGCTCGCCTCTCTGCTCTCCTCGATCCGATCCGCGATCTTGCGAAACAGATGGGCTTGGAAAGAACTGTCGTGCGGAGCGCGGTCGCTGATGCTCAGCTTCGCGTTGCTGTATTCCCAATAGGCGTAGCCGTAGGGGCGATACGCCTTCTTCCGCGTCCGGCCGCAGATCGAGATACGGCTGACCCGGAACGTGTCGTCGCAGTGGACGAGCTCAGCGATGCCGGAGAAGCCTTCCCCGATCAGGATGCCGTCCTCGATGATTTCGAGGCCTTCGAACTCGTAATCGCAGGACCAGCCGAATGAGGCAGCGACGGCGAGGGGCTGTGTGTGAGCGTTCATGGTCACGCTCCTGCCTAAGCCGCCAGCCCGAGGGCCTTGTCGATCTCTGCCTTGCGCGGATCAAAGGCGGCGGCAACGGCCGACGAGATAATCCCGTCGCGGTCCCAATTCGTGAGCTTTCTGCTTGCCATTGGTTTATCTCCGAAATCGCATTGGGAAGGCCGCCTTGGAGGGCGGCTAACCGAAGGCGATCAGGCGGCGATGTGCTGCTTGAGGGTGAAGCGCGGAACGAAGAGGTCGCCGAGCTTGCCGGTATCCCGGTCCATGTGGCGGCTGATGCCGCCGACATCGTGCATGAAGTTGAAGTCGTCGGCGGCAAGCAGGCGAGCCCAATCCAATGGCGCGTTGCCATTGACGCCATCGGCGGCCGATAGGTCCATAACGAGGTTGATGCGCTGATAACCGCGCTTGCTGCCGGGCATTACCTCATAGCGGTCGCAAGCTGCGCCGATCTGTTCAATGTTCCTGCTGAAATCGACCATCTGCCTTTCCTCCATCCCGACGCCCCATGCGTTCGGTGTGATCTGATGGAGTGAATTTAAGCTGCACTGAAAAATCAGTCAAGCTGAAAAACAAGCGGCACTGAAATTTTTTCTGTTGAGCCGGTCCCTGTCCCGAATCGCACCCAACAAAAAACCCGCCGGGTGAGGGCGGGTTGGGGAGGCAGGATGGTTAGGCAGCTAGACGGTCCAGCCGTCCTTTTCTGGGTTTTCGTCAGGAACGGTTGAAGGGCAGACTGCGCGGATCGTCACGAACGGTTGAACGTAGAGCGATGACGGAAGCCCTCCCGGAGCGCGGAGACCTCAATATCGCAGCGTGTAGGGAGGGCGAC